AGTGGTTTGCGCGCCGCCGCGGCGTGACCGGCCTGAGCCCGGACGCGATCATGCCCACCGTCGGATCGAAGGAGCTCGCGGCGGCGCTGGCCTCGTGGTGCATCCAGGCAGGCGAGCATATCGGCGTGGAGGCTCCTCGGCCGTCCGGCCTGTGGTGGTCTGCTCCTGGTCGCAAGATCGACTCGGAGACAGGCGAGGCCTACCTCATCGAGGCAGAGCCGGTCGGCATCCGTGTACCTGCGGCGCTGACTGAGCTCGTCCGCTGGCTTGATCCGCTGCTCGACCGCGTCGCGGCCGCACCGTGGGCGCCCGAGATGCTTGCCGACCTAGCAAGGCTCGACGCAGGCGCACGCGCAAGGTGGGCAGTCGAGGAACCGGAGCGGCGCGTGCAGGACATCGCCTGCCCGTCATGCAACGCCTACTCGCTCGTGGTCACGCCCGTGCGAGTCGTCGGCGGGCAAGAGCAGGTCACCTGCTCGCGTATCTCCTGTGGACGCATCCTGTCCTCCCAGGACTGGGAACGCCTGCGCGCCTGGTCGGTCCTGGTCGCGCGCATGTCAGCAAAGACCGAGGAGACCTCGGCATGATCGTGGCAGGGGAGGAGTGGGAACGACAGTGCGATGTGCCGAAACATGTCCCCGGCCTCCCCGCGTCAACGGTCCGGGTGTGGGCGGCGGCGGGCCGGGTGCGGTCGGTCAAGGTCGGCGGCTCCGTATGGGTAGCAGTCGAGGACGTGATAGAGGCTGCGGCCTCGTCGCGCCGCCGCTGCACGACACGACACGCGAACCAGGTGAAGGTTGATTGACAGCGACGCATGGCAGTTGTAACATTCGTGCCAACGGCAGAAGTGTCGAACAAGCCCCGAGGCGGATAACCGTCCGGGGCTTTCGCGTACCCGCCGGACACAGCGAGCTCCGAGAGGATGAAGCGTCATGGCGTGGTCATCGAGCGATCGCGCGTCGCGGCTCCCGCCTGACTGGGACGAGCGCCGCGCCTTCGTGCGCGCCCGTGCAGGCGGCAGGTGTGAAGCGCTCCTGCATGACGGGACGCGCTGCCCCGCGGCTGGCACAGACTGTGACCACGTCGAGCCTGGTGACGATCATCGAGCGACGAACTTGCAGTGGTTGTGTTCGTGGCATCACAAGCGCAAGACTCAGCGGGAAGCCGCGGCCGCGTTAGCAGCAGAGCGTGCGCGAAACGCTCCGCGCAAGCGCACGCATCCCGGCCTCATCGACTAGACCCCCACCGGGGACCCCCTCCCCCGCCATCGCAAAAACCGTCAAGAGCTGTCGGTTTTTGTTTGTACGGGTCTGGGGAAATAACAACAAGCGAAAACCGTTGCTGGCTCAACGCAAACGCCGGATGGTGGGGTGAGGGCGTGGGGGAATTTAGAGGGGTGCTAGGGTGCCGTCCTGGAATGCGTTCCCGGTGACGGTGATGTACCTACCCTGGGAGTAGAACTCGATTCGCTGCCCGCGCCAGGTGCGCTTGAAGCCGCGCTGCGGGGCGGCCGTGCCCCAGATGTGCAGGCCTCGCCCGGACGGGGAGATTTCGACGTAGGACCCCGCGTAGTACGCGAGCAGCGTGCGCGTAGCTTCGTTGGGGATGCCGTGCTCGTCGAGGCAGTTGTCGAGGTCGATGCAGCCGATGCCGTCGCCGAGGACGAAGCCGAGGGGTGCGCCGGTGGCGCTCGCGGCCGCGTGAGTGCTCCACGTGCTCGGGTCGGTGACAGATGCCCAACGGCCGGTACGCGAACACACAGGGCGTTTGTCGATGTGGTTGACCCATCGGGGGCGGCTGATGAGCTCGGCGGGCAGTGCTCGCGGGGCATGCGTCGGTGCGGCGCGGTGGTGAGCGACTCGGCATCGGGTCGAGCAGAAGCGCGCGTCGGCACGCGCCCAGGGTTTGAGCGGAGTCGAGCAGTGTTCGCATGTCCTCACGCCTCCTATTGTAACGGATAATTCGTTGGTATTCTGCGGATAGGTGGGGGTGGTTATGGCTGGTCGTGGCCCCGCGCCGAAGCCGAAGGGCTCGCGAGCTCGCCGGAATAAGGACCCTCAAATCCTGCGCATCATCACGGCGCAACCTGTCGAGCAGCCGTCGCTGCCGGTCATTGAGCAAGTTGTCCTCGACGAGAACGGCAAGCCGAGGAAGAAGCGCTTTACATGGCCGACGGTGACTCGCCGTTGGTGGAAGATGTGGCGGGAGTCCCCACTGTCCGCCGAATACACGGAGACCGACTGGTCATTCCTCCTGGACACCGCGTACCTGCATGCCCTGTACTGGAAGGGCGATTTCCGCATGGCCGCTGAACTCAGGTTGCGTGTCGCGAAGTTCGGCGCGACACCCGAGGACCGTGCCAGGCTGCGGATTCAGTTCGCGGTGGCCGATAACCTCGAAGACGACGCCGAGACCGCCGTTGATGATGCGGCGCCCGTTTCTGCGCGAGCGCGCAGGCGGCAGAAGAAACTGAGGGCGGTGTAACGTGCCCTGGATGCCGATCGACGAGGACGATGAGTTCCCGACGCTCGGATACGACATCGCGGACTGGATGATGGAGTTCCTCCTCATGCCTGACCGGGACGAGGACAGCGAGGAACACATCCCGTTCGTGCCCACGCAGGAACAGATTGAATTCCTCGCGAGGTTGTACGAGCTGGACCCGGACACGGGCCGCCGCGTCAAGCAGCGCGCGGTGCTGTCGCGTCCGCGTGGGTGGGGCAAGAGTCCGTTTCTCGCGGCGATCTGCTGCGCCGAAGCAATGGGACCCGTTCTGTGTGACGGGTGGGACGCGGACGGGCAGCCGGTCGGCGTGCCGTGGTCAAAGCGCCGCACCCCAATCGTCCAGGTCACGGCGACCACAGACGATCAGACTGCGAACACGTGGGATCCGCTCCTGGAGATGCTTCGCGGCTCTCCGGCTGAGTCGGAGTATGGCCTCGACCCGATGGATTCCTTTGTGGCGCTGCGTCGCGGCCGCATTGAAAAGCGCACGTCGTCGGCGACGTCCGTCAAGGGGGCCAAGGCGGTCATGGCGGTCATGGACCAGACGGAGACGTGGTTGCCGTCGAACGGCGGGCCGAAGCTGGCGAAGACGCTGCGTGCGAACGCTGACAAGCTCGGGGGCCTCACGATCGAGACCCCCAACGCCTACACGATCGGCGAACGGTCGGTCGCGGAGACGACGGCGCGGTTCTACGAGCTGATCAAGGAGGGGAGAGTCAAGCCCGAAGCCGCTCGGGGCTTGTATTACGACCACCGTGAGGCTCCGCTGGACACCGACATCTCGGACCGCGAATCACTCCTGCAAGGCCTACGGATCGCCTACGGAGACTCGGCAGCAGACCCGCGCGGCTGCGCGATCCACGAGCCCGAGTGCGAACCCGGATGGGTGGACCTGGAGCGCATCGCCGATTCGTTCTGGCACCCGGATAACGATCCCGCGGAGATGTGCTCAAACTTCCTCAACCAACTCACCTCGGCGTCGGACGCATGGCTGACAATGCCCGAGCTGCGAGCCATCGAGGACCACACGAAGCAGATCAGCTCCACCGAGCCGATCACGCTCGGCTTCGACGGTTCAGAAGGCAGGAAGATCGGCATAGCGGATGCAACGGTCCTGATCGGATACTCGGTGACGCAACGGCACCTGTTCAAGGTCGGGATTTGGAGCCAGCCGGACGGCCCTGCAGGTGAGGGCTGGCAGCCGCCCCGCCTCGAAGTGGAACAGACAGTCCGTGAAGCCTTCGAACGCTTCAACGTCGTCGGTTTCTACGCTGACCCATCCGCAGGGTGGGCGCAGGACGTGAAGGCATGGGAGGCGCGCTACTCGCGTCGCCTGCGTGCCAAGATCAGCGCGTCCGAGCCGATCCGCTATCCACAGAGGAGCGTCTCTCAGACGTGCGAGAACTTCGCGCAGCTCCTCTCAGCGATACACCAGAACCTCATCACCTACGACGGCGACCCGACGTTGACCGCGCATCTGCTCAACGCCCGCAAGTCCCCGCGACAGGCGGGGTACGTGCTCGTCAAGCCAGCCGACGATCAGGACTACTCCAAGATCGACGCGGCCTGGGGCGCGATGTTCGCGTATAAGGCTGGCCTCGACGCGGTTGGTAAGGGTGCGGCCAGGCCGACGGCGCGCCGCGCTCCGCGACGACTCTACTAACAGACACGCTGGGGAAGGAGGCCCCACCTCATGACGAAAACGCCCGAGGAGTGGCTCGCCTACCTCACTGCAAAGATGGACAAGGAGCGTCCGCGAACGGATCTCCTGCGTTCATACACCAACGGGTCATCTCCCCTGCCGGAGATGGGCCCGAATCTCGCGAAGGCCTGGTTGAAGTTCCAGCGTCGCGCGCGCACTAACCCGGGCAAGCTTGTCGTGTCCGCGCTCGCGGACCGTCTCATCCCTAACGGGGTGACGGTCGGAGCCAGCGAAGACAGTCCCGCAGCGCAGGCGGCCGCGCGTATCTGGCGCGACAACCGCCTCAAAGTGGTCTTCTCGGACGCGATCTGGGATGCCGCGACCCTTGGGCGCGGCTACCTCCTGGTCACCCAGGACGAAGACGGCCGCGCATGCGTGACGTATGAGCGCCCGGAGCACATGTATGTGGAGCCGGACCCGGTGCGGCCGTGGCGTGCGCTCGCGGCCGTGAAGGTCTGGCGAGACCAGGCGGCTGGCCTCGACCACCTCGTGATGTGGACGCCGGGCCTGCGCATGTCCTATACGCGATCGGCATACGACAAGTCGCGACAGCTGATCTCTCGTGTGGCCGGGGACTGGCGACTCGACCTCGGCGGCGTCCAGCCCTTCGAGGGCGTGCCGCCGGTTGTGGTTCTCGAAAACAGGTTCGGGATGGGCGAATTCGAACATGTCCTGGACCTGATCGACCGCATCAACTGGCAAACTCTGCAGAGGCTGGTCATTATCAGCATGCAGGCGTTCCGCCAGCGGGCGCTCAAGTCTACTGAGGGGTCGGCTGGCCTGCCTGCTGAGGACGAGTCCGGGAACGCGATCGACTACCAGGCGATCTTTGAGCCCTCACCCGCAGCTCTCTGGGAGCTGCCCCCGGGGGTGGAAATCTGGGAGTCCTCCCAGACACAGATAACGGAAATATTGAACGCGACCAAGGATGATTGGCGGGAATTGGCGGCCGAGACGGCAACGCCGATCTCGATCATGCTCCCGGACTCCGCCAACCAATCGGCAGCGGGTGCTGAGCAGCCTCAGAAGGCTCTCCTATCCAAGGCGGGTGACAGGATCGAGCGCTTCAAGCCCGCTCTCGCCTACCTCATCGTCAAGGCGCTAGCGGTCGAGGGGATAGACCTTGACGAGGCCGAGACCGTGGAGGTCCTGTTTGTGCCGCCGCATGCTGTCTCCCTCACGGAGAAGTACGCGGCGGCCGTCCAGGCGCGCAATGCTGGCGAGGCCTTGGAGACAATCCAGCGGAATATCCTCGGGTACTCGCCGGAGCAGATCGCGCAGGACAAGCAGCGCCGGGCAGAAGAGCAGCTGGCGCTAGCGTTCTCCCTGCAGGACAGGCAAAACCAAGCGCCGACAACACCGACCCCATAGGGCGTCTGGTGATCTGGTGAGGAGGCTGACGTGGCTGACCTGGACACGCTCAACCGCCTTGCCGAGGCGTACGACAGCCAGGTCCACGCAATCCGCCAGCAAATCACGGCCTTCGGCCAGGCCTACTGGGACTCTCTCCCTCACTACAGGGCCAGTGCCGTCGAGGACATGATCGAAGCGATCACCCCCAGAGTGACCGCAGGCCAGCTCCGTATAGCCGACTTGACGCGCGCGTACCTCGCACAGTGTGCCGGCGAACTCGGCTGGAACGTGGTCCTCCCACCCATCGACCAGGACGAGATACGCGGCGCTCGCGGCGTAGACCCCCGCGTCGTCTACCGGCGTCCAGCCGTCGACGTGTACACCGCGCTCGCGGCCGGCAAGCCCCCGCCGCCGGCCGCCGC